GGCCACGCGCCGGTCGGCTTCGGCGCCGATCAGGAGGTTCAGATAGTTTTGCTGCGCACGAATATTGCCGTTAGCCGCCGCCACGGCGACCTTGCGAAGGATAGCCTGGATAACAGGGATCCGCTCTGTTCGATCGCCTTCCCGGATTGTAATAAGGTCGATACGCCTCCTCGATCGTCAGGGACTTGATCCGATCTTCAAATCCGATTCCCGGCTGGCCGCCGATTTTGGTGCTGACAAGCGCACGTATCTTGCGCGGTCGTCCCCTGGGATTGCCAGAGACACCCTTTCGGAAGCGATGCTCAATCGGAGGGTTCCGATAACGGCGCGGATCTTCCGCGGGGCCGTCCGAGTCAATCATTGCACTTCCTCGCTGGACTCGATCGTCGAAGAACGGTCTTGATCCGGATCATGCGAGGTTTCGGACTGGGCGCATGTGGCCGCGACATCCTCGAATGTCTGCCCGGTCCGCGCCAGAATGGCGGACGCGCCAGTTACAGCTTCGAACCGCCGGAGGATCACATCGCAATAGCCTGGATCATATTCGATGAGGCGGGCAAGCCGCCCTGACTTCTGGGCGGCGACCATGGTCATCCCGGAACCGCCGAATGGATCGAGTACGATAGCGCCGCGTTGGCTGCAGTCCTTGATCGCATCGGCCACGAGGTCGACTGGCTTGACCGTCGGGTGCAGTTCGAGGTCGTCCAGACGCCCTTCCCGGAAAGTATTGGTGCCCGTATATTCCCACACATTGGTCCGGTATCGACCCGTCTCGCCGAGGCCAAACGTGTTCACATGCGGCGCGATTCCGACCTTGAACACGAAAATCAACTCGTGCTTCGACCGATAGAACGTCCCCATGCCGCCATTGGTCTTGTTCCATACACACAGGTTCTTCAGTTCGGAAAATACTTGTTCGCCGGCGTTCAGGAGCTCGCCCATATGGCGCCAATCCATGAAAACGAATGCAATCGCACCATCCCGGCAGCGCGCCGCCGCGCGCCCCAGAGTATCGGCCAGGAAGCGGGTGAATTGATCTTTATTCATCTCGCCGACGCCCATTGCAAAGTTGCGGTGGCGGATGCGCCCAGAGCCACACACATGGCCGTCGATCGGAACATTGTAGGGCGGATCAGTACAGATCAAGTCGATGATTTCCTCACCCAGAAGCGCCGCATAGGCGCAGGGACTCGGTGTCGCGCTCGATGAGCACCGTCAGGTCATCGGTCGAAACGGGATACTTCGCGGCGCCATGCCGTTCCTTGAGGAAGCCGGCGATTATGTTCTCGCATTCGCGGTCGAGTTCCTTGGGTTCGTAGTGTGGACGCTGCGAGAACCGGCCTGTGCGGTCGGGAACGTATTTCACCATCAGCTCCGGCCCTTGCCCTTTCGGGGGCCGCCCCGGAAGGCGACCATCGCCTCCGCCACCTGCTTTTCGGAAAGCTTCTTGTTGCGTACGTCTTCGGGAAAACGCCCAGCGAGATAATAGAGCCAGTCGCGGTCGATCCTCAGCGCATCGGCGAATTGCTGCACCATGCGATCCGATGACGGGCTGCGCCGGTCATGCTCGATATCGTTCAGATATTGAGGAGAAATCGCTTCCTCGTCTTCGCGGAGAACGCGCGACGCGAGGTCCTTCAAAGCCCACCTCTTTGTCTTCCGAGCTTCGCTGATCGCCCCGCCGAAGGTCTTCTCCTTCGCTGCCATTGCCACTCCCTTGGCTACGCTGATAGGCGGAACAGCGTACCACGGGCGGAATTAGCGTCAAGAAATCCTTGGTTGTTGAAGTTTGCGACCGGTGCTTGGACCCGAAGGGCCTGCTGAACCCATATTTGTATGCGGGCACGGTGCACCTTCTTTGGTGCACCTTCCTTATTGAATAAAGGCGGCGATAGCCGGGCGCGACTTGGGCTGTGGCCGAGAGCAGGATTGGCCGAAAGAAGGCGGCGAAGACCGCAGTTGTTGCTTTTGCAGTCGTTTGGAATCTCCCCCTGTTACCAAGTCGAGCGTCCCTGAAACATTAAAAAATATCCCTGTTATGTGGAGAAATGATCGCAGGTCTTGTAGCGGAGGGAAAAGACCATAACCGACGGAAAAGTCGACAGAACTTGAAAAAATATTGACCGGAGGTCAATCCACGAGAAGGGAAAATTGCCGGTTTTTCCAAACATAACAGGGGAAAACAGGGAGTAACAGGGTGAGACCGGTTCGCGGCTGACTGTCTCGTCAGCCAAACACCTCCCTGATATGACGCCGCATTTTCAGTTTCCGCAGTCGCCGGAAAAGTCCTTATACTTCCGCGCGGATGCGGTCGATGTTCGCCTCGACATTCGTGTCGGTTTGGATGTAGAGCCCGACGGATGCACCGTTGATGAAAAACTTGCGATTGTATTCCATCGCGTAGTTGTCCGAGTCGATCCATGACGGAATGGTCTGCGGGATGCCGATGCCGACGAATGGATCGCCTGGATCGGGATATTTAATGTGAAGGATTTGGTGCGGCTCGAAGCGAAACACCTTGCCGTCCAAGGTGAATTCGTAATGGTCGAGCTTGTATGGGAAGGCCGTCTTGTCGAGCTTCACGCGCACGCGGCCGGGGTTGAGCGGATAGATTGCGCGCGGCGGAGTTCGATCATCATTCACGCCGTCCAAAAGCCAATAGCAGTTGCCGGTAAGCTCCAAGTGCGCCATGGTGACGTACTTGAGCTCGATGCCAGTCATGTGCTCGTTGACGCCTTCGAGCAAGTCTAAGAGCGGATGGTCGTCTTGCTCCTCGTGGTCGTCGCCCTTGATCTGATAGAGACGGAGCTGGATGTTTGAAACTTCGCTTGCAATGGCGTTGACGGCCGCGAACGTCCAGCCGGTGAAATTGCCCATCGCTTTTGATGCATCGACACTCTTGGCGCCAGTCGGCTTGTAGATGGCGAGCGGATCATCACCCATGGTGATGCCCTTGGTGTCTACATCGGGGATTTCAGCTTTCTGTGTGCCGCGACGATCGCGGAGCACGACAGCGCCATTGGAGGTAAAACCCGCGTAGCGATTGACGGGGAGAGTGTCCTTTTGATTGCCAGTGAGGAAGTCTCGCGCTCATGTAAAAAAGTCGGGCATAGAGGTGTAATAATTCTAGCACCCTATTGCCCGATGTGATGTAAATCGCGTGGGGATATTGCTACCTGAGATTCCAAATCGGCGGTCCTAACTCCGCTCGAAGTTGCGTTTCGATCATTTTATAATCTGGTGTTGACAGGAACCATAACTCTACGATTTTTTCCTGCCATGGCCGTCGTGTATATATTATTGTTCACCCGACAGTTCGGCTGTTGGCCACCCTTAAAACAGTTTTGGGAGAAATGTTTCCGTAGTCCCCATTAAAACGACGTGACAAGTTGACACACTCGCCAACATAATGAGGGTCGCTGTTAACGGTCAAAATGTAAACACCACGCATCTTGAAAACATTTGGAATCTTAAACTTGCAAAATGGTCCGTTGCCATACTTGTGATAAGAAAGGCGCTTTACATTATTGTAGCGATCTTGAGGCATAAATGACTGGATCTCCCCGTTGTCGCCTCGGTAAGGTGTGATCTCGCAAACATATTTGAATTCGTATCCACAGACTATCATGAGATGATACCTACTCAAACATAGTGCACTTCCTGCGGCGCAATCCCTTCACCGACGAGACCGAGGATTAAATACACAAGCGCGTCAACGGCGTCATCATGCTTTTCCATCCCAAACCCCAAGAGCTGGGTTAGAAGTTGCTCGCATCCGTGGCGAGGAAACTTCACGATGCCCATTTTGATGTACCGAGCGGCCACGCGCAAACGCGCACGCTTGTCTTTGATCGGATGCATCGCTTGAACGGAAAACGCACGCCGCTCCATTTCTTCGATTGCGACTTGCTGATAAGCCACGGCCTCCACGAAAAACTCACTGCTCATGGCACTCGATTTGCGCACGTTGTCGAGCGTGTCCATCGTCTCGCTGAATGTCATGCGCCGGATGATGGGAAAACTTAAAATATAGATTTCTATATTTCCATTTGGCCACGTAACTTCACCTGACACGATCGCCGAGTAGTCGGCGCTTTCCTTCGTCGAGATGGCGAGGTCAACGCCGTGGGCAAGGTGGTTGCCGTCGTCGAATGACGGATCGTCATAATAGTGAATATCCTCGGGGAACATGTCCTGGCCTTCTTCCGGCACGACCTGCAAAAGCATCTCACGGCGGAAGCCGATGTCGCCGAGCTCGTCGCGCTTGCGGTCGATAGCCTCTTGTGTGGGATATTTGGCCTTCCACGTGCACCGCTCGGCTTCCGTGCCGTCGCCCTCGCGCAAAAGCGAAAATTCAAGGACGGTGAATAGGCCGGTGTTTTTGAGCCGTGCCATCAGGCCGTCGGTGTGCAGCCAGTTGCCAATAATCACCATGCGCCCGTCACGCTCATCAATCGAGGGCAGCACGTTGCCGCGCATCCACCGATCGCTCTTATCGCGGTTCTCCTGCGTGCGTACCCAGTCAAGGTCTTCAACGTCGTCGGCGACGATGAGAGCGGGTCGGTATTGCCGGTGCTTCAAGCCGCGTATCTTTTGCCCACGGGAGCGCGAGAGAATGCGCACCCCGTTATCGAGCACGCAATTCATCGCCTGCCAGTCTTCATCGCTTTCGAGCGTTGGCTCCGGTCGTGGATCGTCAATGCGCTTGTATTTCAAATGACCGTAATCTTTGAGGATCAGATCGTTGTTTCGTAGCTCGTGCTGGACCGTGGCGGCCTTGATGCTCGCTTGGCTCCGTGTGTCGGCGAGCATGATGATGAATGGGTATTTGTCGGGATGCTCAAGCGCGGCCCACAGCACAAGTGCAAGCGATGCGACGGTGCTTTTGGCGCATCCACGGAAGCCGATCACTTCGAGGCGCTTGATGTCATTGCTCTCAAGCGCCATGCACATGTCGTCAAAGAAGTCGGAACGGTCGAGCGGGAAATGGTGCGCGAGATAGGTGAGGCAGAAACCTTTGAGTGTTTTTGCCGCCGCGCGCCTAATTTCAGGGTCGCTTACGAGGTCGTAGTTTTCAAGTTGTTGCTCCAGTGTTTGCATGTTCTTGGATAGGCACCATCTGTTCGATGGTAGCGGCCGGTAACATCCCGCCGCGCTTCCATGAGGCGATGATTACGGCGCGGATTTCGTCGGGGAGCGGTTGGTAGTGGATTTCTTTGGCGAGGAGTTCGACTGGTTTCTTGTACATACCAGCGGCAGCTTCGGCATTGAGGATGGCAAGGTCGAGCATGACGACGGCTTTTGCTGCTTCAACGCGATCGCGCGCAAGCGGTTTTGGCAAGCCGACTTCGTTGTCTTCGAGCTTCCAGTACACGATCTTCATCAATTCCTCGCGCATCATGCGGTAATTTTCACGGGTAAAAGCGAGGCGTGGCTCGATCTGCGCGCGGTCGATCTCCGAGACAATCTCGTGGCGCACTTTGCCAACGAGCTTACGTATGTATTCGTAGTCGAATCCGCGGCCGAACACGTCCTCGAGCCGCTCCTTGAGCCCGATGGTGATCACGGGCTTCTTGGCAAGTTCGTCGCGGATTTGGGCTCGTATCTTCTCCTCAAATGGTGGTAGGATGAGCATTAGGCTATTATAGCCTATTTGCGACAAATCGAGGGGCCGATGACGGATATCACAGACCTTCTATCGCAGCGGACGCTCAAGCGGCTATCCGGCTTTGAAATTGTCGATTTGACCAGCGACGATGTTGTAGTGATCGATCTCGGGCCTAAATACCTGGTCGAACCCGGCGATATGATTCTTGATAGGCGGCCCAAGGGACATATCGCTGTCTTGCGGCCTCGAAGGGGTGAAAAGACGTTGAAGATATAGGGAAACAAAATGCATTTTGGAATCAATTTAAGCGAGAGATGTTCCTGTTCATATGCACTAATGATCCCAAATACCGGGACGTAAAAAAGAAAATGAAATCTGCCGAGCAAAAATCGCAGACAGCCATCGTATCGATGATAGCTGCCGCGGTAGGCGCATCCATAAGCATGGCCGCTGGCGCGCTGGTTCCTCTATGCGCCCTGGTGCTGTTGGTGACGCTCAAGATGGGAAAAAATGCCTTTTGTGCGACGACAACCCTAAATTTCAAGGTGCAACCTATTAAACCGGAGGTGAAGGCGGAGAGAAAAGGAAGAGCGAAAGTGGGTACTTAGGTGGCTTCCACCTCCTTCTACTCCCACCCCTCCGCGTGCTTGGCCAGTTGCAGATTGGTTTCGACGCTCTGATGAATCTGCGCGAGGGATTGCTGGCCGCGCCCGATGTTTTCTCCGATCGCTTTCATGTCTTGCGCCAGTTTGTTGCGGCGCTCCTGCATGGCTTAGCGCTTGGTGCGGTTCTCGACGGTGTGGTAGTCGATCTCGGTTTCTTTGATCTGGTCCGCAAGCCCGGCGTCTTCCGCTTGGAACTTTTGATAGAGGGCAAGTAGGTCGTCGAGGTTTTTTGATATCCACTCGGCGTGGCAGAGGGCGCCCCATGCTTTTTGGCGGCATTCTTGGATGAAGGCATCGCGGTGCTGGTGCTGTTGACGTCTGTGAAGGTCATACGTTTCTTTTTTCGCAAAAGTCGAGAAAGCCCTCAACTGTTGGCTTGATAATCGGGATCAGGAATGGAAAATACGAGGGGACATATTCTTCCCATTTCCACCAGAGAAATCGTCGCGTGA